TGTAGGTTTGGTGGACAACACCACTCTGAACCCTGCTAGTGATTTTGACAGTGTTGGTAAGCTCAAATCACTCAGCAAAAAACTAGGTGGAACCACCGGTGGGTTTGTAGACGTACCTGATGTCAACGATGGTGTCAAGAGCCGTCTCACATTCTCATTGAGCGCTGGTTACATATTCGATGAATTTGGTAACAGACAGCAAGTAGGATTAGATGGTAGCATGAGTGAAGTGTTGGAAAACCTCAGTGAGTTTGACCTCAACACAGAAGAATTTACAGATGTACTATCGGTTGCAGTTTTCAAAGTACGTCAATCAACATTGGAACCAGACACAACCAAACTGGATTATGTAGTGGCAGACAGTGTGATCGGTAGTGTCAATTACTTCCGCGAAAAACATCTCAACACAGGTGGTACAGCTGTTTCGTTCTTCATCGAGAGTGAAGCAGATAACAGCAACAACTTGTACTTCAAGATGAACGAAGGAATGTCAAAAACAGCTGGAAATTGGCTGGACGAAAATGGTTACCCAACTCGGAAAATCAGAGTATTCCCTGCCAAGGACATGAGATATTTCTCTGAGTTGAATGCACTTGAAAAGATTGACAAAGAGCAAGAGGTCGTGGACTTCAAGGTGTCGCAGTCGTTCTTAAACAGAACTGAGGAGAGACAGGATCGTTTGTATGTAAAATCTTGGCAAGGTTTACAACGCGACAACAAAGCGCAAGTGAAACACGCCAACAACGTGTATCCACACGGTGTTTATCGTCAACAGCTTGCAGAAGCAACCGAAACTGGTAACATTCCAGCAAAGCTCGACAGAATTTTTGAACTAGCTGAAAACACAGATCTGTTCCCAATTGATATTGTATGTGAAGGTGGTTTAGGTACAGTGTACGTTGGATCCAAGGGTGGTCAGCAAGACTGGTTTGATGATGAAGAATATTTCAACATTGGAGACCATGTTGTGAGCAGCACTGGATTGAGCGGCAATGGGCTATACAATACTAAGATCATGGATGACATCGAGAGATCAGAATTGAGCTACACATCACATTATGATGCGATATTTGAAAGATTCCGGTCTTTTGCACAATTCGGTCGGAAAGATTGTATCTACATCGCAGATCCATTGAGATATATATTCGTTCAAGGACGTAACAGCAGAATATTGACCAGCAAAAACAGAGAAGCAGGAGTCACGTTCTCACAACACATTTACTGGCCCATGCGTCACACCATGACCGGTGGTAACAAGAACAGTAGTTACTGTGCAACATACGGTAACTGGGCGTTCACCAACGACAAAGCGTTGAATCGCGGAGTCTGGGTACCATGTAGTGGTTATGTAGCACAAGCGATGGCCAACACTGACAACAACTTCGCTCCATGGATAGCACCAGCTGGTTTCACCAAAGGAACGTTGTCTGGATTGACAGATCTAGCTTACTACCCGAAACAAAAAGAACGAGATCAATTGTACAAATTGGGCATCAACCCAATCACACAGTTCCCCAACGAAGGATTCGCGATATTTGGTCAGAAAACCATGCAATCCAAGCCCAGTGCTTTCGACAGGATCAATGTACGTCGTACGTTCTTGTACTTACAAAAAGCGGTTTCGAATTCAGTCAAGTTCTTCGTATTTGAACCAAACACGCTGTTCACTCGGACACAATTGGTCAATGTTATACGACCCATATTCGAAGAGGTGAAGAATACACAAGGATTATACGATTACCTGATAGTATGTGATGATAGAAACAACAGTGCGGATGTTATTGATAACAACGAGCTGGTAGTTGATATCTACATCAAACCTACTAGGGCTGCAGAGTTCATATTATGTAACTTTTATGCAACTAGAACCGGTCAAGACTTCAGCGAATTGGTATCGTAAGACTAAGTAATTAAGGAGAAACAAATTTATGCCAGACGTACGACAAACAATATCAGACTTCTACAGAGTAGCGCAAGAGAGAGATTTCAGCCGCGACTTCCAATTTAGAGTACTTAACATACAAAATGACGACGGTAGTGTAGCTATCACCGAAGATGATCTTGTGTATGCCAAGGGAGGTTCAATTCCCGGCAGGACCATCAATGTGACAGATGTACCATACATGGGACTCAATTTTAAAGTACCTGGGGCAGCCACATACTCTGGTGAATATGCATTAACATTCTATAGTGACAGAGTGGATAATCTACGAAACCTGTTGCTCAATTGGACCAGGGACACATTTGATGATGCCACAAGCACCGGTAATTACTTCATTGCTCGTGAAACATCTGTTGTGGATCTCGTGCAACTTGATACACAGTTGAACAGAGTCACACAGTTCACACTTGTAGGTGCATTTCCAACTAGTGTCGGTGATGTGGAGTACAATCCAGCCGGAACAGGTGCTCCTGTGGAGTTCCAAGTGACAATGGGTTATCACTACATAAGAAGTCAAAAATTTCAATAAACACA